TATTTGCTCTTTAATTTGTTCCATCATTTTGTAAGTGTTCTGCTTCTCTATTTGCATAGTCAGCTATTTTTTTCATGTCAGATATATCGTCTCCTTTTTTTCTTAGTAGGTATTTAAGAATATTCCCTTCGTTAAAATTTAAATCCCAGTGCTTAATTAAATCAATGACATCTAATCCATTAATCTTTCTAGAAGAATATCGTTCCTCTAGAAGAGTTGTGTCTTGTTTATATTGCATTGTCTATAACTTCTATTACGTGTCTTAAGTCACTTTTTTCAAACTCGCCTAGTGAAACGTCATTAACTATTAATAGGTAATAATCTTTTCTTACTTCAATACATTTTGTGTTTTCCATTTTTTAAAATATGTGTGTTAATCTTGCTACTTGTCCATGTTCCATTGAGTGTATAAATCCTTCTACAGCTTTTATTCCACCAACACCATAACCTTTTCTATGATGCCAGGAATCAGATCCGCTTGGTGACCTTAACGACTCAACTGTAATACCATGATAATCTTTACTAGACTTGTGGTGTATATGGTGTGTGTACACATAACGATGCTTTGTGTCTGCCCACCACTGAGAGAACTCATTAGCCATTATAAGGGGTAAATCAGCTTGTTTCGCTCCATCTCCATGTGTTGTTCCAATTAAGTTATTTCCGTACTTAAAACCTTTCCTATGAGCTATTGAGCAATCGAATGTAATGTTCTTGCTTTTCCTAAACCAAGACTGTATAGAATCCGATAACATGAATCCTGATATGTAATCGTGGTTACTTGGGTTGTAAACAAAGTGAACATCTGCCACTGCGATTAATGTTTCTAATACATCTACGTAAAGTTTTTTTGCTGTAAGGAAGTTTTCATACCACATACCATCAGTATCTTGTGGTGTACCTGCTGTTGTTTTCCTGTGTGGCTCATCGATATGAAGTATATCGTTACCACCTACAAATAATATCTTATCTATTTTAAAGCCATTAGACTTTTCAAGTATTCCTTGTATTCCTTCCTTTACTCTCTTGACAGCTATCTGTGAGTTATAATCCTCACCTGTTTCAAATGATGATGCTAGCTTACCTATATGTATGTCAGCAGGATCAATTACTAGTAGGTGAGGGTCTTTCTGTTTTGTTCTTTTAATCTTAGGATATGAAGGAGAATGTTTATTCATTTCCTTTATAATATCCTCTCTTACTTTGTCTAAAGAGACACCGTTGTTTTTTACATGAAGAGAAAAGCTTTTGCCTTTATACCAGTAATGATTTACATCACTCATTGGTATTCCGTTGGTTTCGCATTCTACTTTTAATGCTCTGTGATTGTTTATCATCACACTTTCTTCCTCAGTAAGTCTTGGTCTGTAACCTACATTATTGTTTTCCATGTCACTAAAGATACAAAATAAAAGTCAATTATTTTAATTAGACAAAGTAAGTAGCTCTTGGTTAAGCTGTTCTATCTTTTTAATTATCTCTTCTTTTCTTGCCTCTGGAGAGTACGTTGTAATAAACTCAGCTCTTTCTAGCGCTTTTTGATATACACCATTTAATATTGGGTCAGCCTTAATTATATAATCAAAATCTTTAATTGCATGTATAATAGTTGCGTGATCTCTTTTAGAAATCCTTCCTATTTCAAAATAGGTTAGAAGAAAGTTGTTTCTAAGAATATAGAATAGTATTCTTCTTGCATCTACATACTCTCGTCTTCTAGTGTTTTTAAATATATTTTCAATTTCCATTTCTTGTTCAATCAATAATTTAATTGAAATAGCTTCTACTTTATTTTTTAATTTGATTTCAGGTGATGATTCGAATTTCATTTTATATGAATGTTTAAATTAATATCGCTTAGGTATTGGTCTAGTGTTATCTCAAATATATCTAACAGTATAGATGGTGAGTTCTTATTTCTTTTGGAATAGGAAAGAGTAAAGAAAGTTGGTGTTCCATCTTTATCGTGTACTACTCCAGACTTTAACTTGTCTAAACCCTTTGTTGTAGGTAGACCTATTAAGGTATCTATTTGCGCTGCTATCTTATTCTTTACACTAGGGTTAAATGTGTGTATTTGATATAGGAAGTTTTCATCCAATTCAAACTCATCCTCTATATACTTCTGTTCTGACTCCATGCTTTTCTAATTCTTTTAGTCTATATTCTTGTAAGGCAGACACCCTGCCCTTTGGCTTTTTTATTTCAGAGAATAGGACACCACAGTTAGGTGGTATAGCTACAACATCAGGTATGCCATTCTTATTAGTCTTAATAAGCTTGATAACATAGTACCCTTCAGCCTCTAGCTGTTTAATCCTCTTCGCTTGTATCTGTTGTTCCGTCATTGTCCCAAAGATTATTCTCGGTTAAATATTTTGGATTCATCATTGGAATCCACATACTTTGTGGTTTTCCAAATACCCAAATAGTTTTTCTTGTTTCTCCTAAAGTCTCCTTTGTTTCTACTCCCAATCTTCTGGCCATATTCTTCTACCTATTGCTTTTCCTACTACCATTACTATCCAGGCTATAGTTAGCCAACCTATTGCTTCTACCATTATATTTAATTTAAAGTTAATAAATCTCTTTTAAAATGCTTTAATGTATAATCTTTTTTCTTGCTTACTGCTCTATATATTTGTTTCTCTATTCCTCCCTTAGTGAATATCCAAAAGACTTCATTCTCAGGTCTATCCTTTGTAGTCATTCTATCACGACTCTGCCAATAACTAGTAGCACTAAAGTCTATGTTATAATAGACTAGGTACTCTGCTTGTCTTAAACTAATGCCCTCTCTACCGCTAACAATCTGCAATGCAATAGATTTGTTTGTACTTTCAAACGTCTCTAAGTCTGTGCATAATTGATCTCCATACACTTCTTTAAGGCAATTCAATTCTTCTTTAAATTTATAAAATATTCCTATCTTATTAGCACAAAAGTTGTTGTAAATAAACTTCCCTTTGAAATTATTTAATACCATAGAGTTGCCACTTTCAAACTTAACAGTTCCGCTATACATCTGATGAAGCTTCTGCATTAGTTTAACGCCTGTATCAGCCAATATAACATCATCCTTACCTTGCACAACTAAATCTTTTTTAAGTAGCTTACAGAGGCTGTGAATAGATTCTGGAGCATCAACTGTAAGTATGGTTTCTTTTATAGAAGAATTAAACCCTGCTTCTTTTTGAGTGTATGAAATCATATACTGATTCATCTTATCAAGTATAGTTTGTTTTCCATCTGAGTAATCATTAACCATAAAAGAACCTATACGTTTTGTTTTTGGAATAACATGTTCTCTAGCAAACTTATAGAAGTTTGTATGTTCTCTAAAAGGATTACCTGCTATACTATATACCTGATGATACATTTGACTAAATGACTCTGGGGTAGGTGTACCTGATAGAAGTATTACGTATGGGTTGTTTTTAATTACAAACTCTTTAACTTGCTTTGCTCTTTTACTTGGCTTTGGAAAAGCTCCCATGCTGTGAGCCTCATCACACACAATCGCATCCCAACCTTTAAGATCAACCTTATGCAAGGATTCGTAGTTTATAACGAATATTTCATAGTCTGGACTCAGTAGTTTATAATCAGACTCAATACTGCTTATTGCCTTCTTCTTTGTAATGAATAACACTTTGTTCACACTCATAATCTTATTTAAGATTCCTAGTGATGTAAGTGTCTTACCTGTTCTTACTTCCATAGACAAGTATACAAAGCTGTAATCAAGCAAACACTTAACCCCTTTGGTTATAATTTCCTTCTGATAGTCTCTAAATTTTATCATAGCTTATCTATTTCTTCTTCAACCAAATGATAGTATTCTATTGCTTGGTTGTTAGATGGTTTTATTATTTCGTTTTCAAGTATAAGTCTTACGTGTAGTTTAGCACATTGCTTTGCTATCTTACTGCTAACCGTATTGTGAAAGTCTTGACCATCTACATTGTAAAACTTCTTATATATCTCGTATGCTTTTTCTTTTGGTGTTTGCATGAACAACCATTCTTTTTTCTTCATATATTTTTTTGGTATGTTTCTTTTAAATACTTGTAGACACCTGGTAAAACCTTATTAGCTTTCTCTTGATTCTTATAATCTATTTTACCAAGCTTCTCTACACTATACAAGTTCATCTGAGTTTCTTTACAAAAGAAAATATCCTTACCATTAGATGATATACCTCCTTTTCTTATAGCAACTTTAAAATAACCGCTATGGTCCATCTTCTTTATATAAACCTGAAAGTCATTGTCGATACACCATTGTAGATCAGAATTCAAACTCATCTTCTTTTTCTTTTGGTTTAGTTTTCTTTGTTGAGTAAATAATAAACTTACCGTTTAAGTCTCTGTCTGTTTCTATATTAACAACATCTTTTCTAAACTCTCCGTAGTCTACTAACCACTTATTAAAAGCAATATTAGAGATACTTCTTTTAGCCCTTGGCGCATAATCCTGATTCTCACTTATAAATTCTGTAAACAAATCTTTAGTGTATATCTTTTCATTCATTCTAAGTAACTCATTTGGATTGCTTCCTAATATCAATCCACAGAACTCAATGAACTCATGTGAGGTAGCAGCAGATAGTTTTCTAATAGATAGGTTCTTGAATTCAGATTTAACTAATCCATGATTAAGATAGTACATAAGGTTCTCTATCATATAGTTGTCAAATGCACACCACTCATCTTCATTCCAGTCAGAAAATAAAAGCTTTTGAAATTCTACCAATGGAGTAAATTCTTTTGTATAGAACTGCTTAAACTCTAACTCCCACTTTCTTCTCTCAAATGAATTACCCTTACCCTTAATCGCATAGTTAGTTGTTATAGCAACCTTTGGTGACTTATGGAATGGTATCTTGATTGCATCCTTGTTCTTCTTCTCTAGTGTTAACCCCTCGGTAACAACACTAAACAATCTTTCGAAGTCAAAATGTTTCTTGACATCATCAAAACAAAGTATCTGAGTATCTGCACTAACCAACTGGTAGGCGAAACTCTTCTCAAAATTAAAACCTTTACCATCAATAACTACTAACTTCTTCATCTTGGAGATAGCATTGATAAATAAACCCTTACCTGTACCACCCTCTGGATTGTCTGATATAATCTCATCATTCAATATAACAGCAGGGCAGTAAGATAGATTCTTATAAGCATGAAGCATATAGCCTATCGTACTCTCCATTGACTTAATAGTTTTCTTATCAGATCCTGCTACGTTTGATACGAATGTTTTGTAATCACATTCGTATGACTCACACATCTCAAAGTCTCTATCTATAACCTGGTCCTTCCAAACATATCCACCCAAGTCTAGGTAGTCTATCGTGGTCTTGCTATTCTTTGTGACCTTTACAGCGCAGTTATTGTAATACAGATATGCGGTATTCTTATCGTCTTCAATAAAGTAAACATTAACAGTTCCTAACAGGGACAAGAACTCTTCCTTAAAGTACCTTGTCTTATCTGCAAAGTAATTGTAGATAGACATATCATCAAGTTTTTCCAAATGCCCTAACACAAAATCCTTGATTTCTTCCTCAGTAGTATGGTCTATTTTGTAGTTGGTTACTTTAACAAATATAAAACTCTTAGTACCTTCAGGAGAAAACTTCCAGAATCCGTTGTCCTCAAGAAACTGCCTAAACAAATAATGTATTAGTGTTATAACACCCTTATCGCTCTTGGTCCAAAACCTTTTGTCAGTATCTTCTTCTTCTATTGATCTTATAGTAGAAACCGCTATAGCATCTTCAATACCTGACTCAACTAATTGAAGACGAATTTCTTTTTTTGATACTCCTCGTTTTAATTTAACCCTAACCTGATTAACCTTATCCTCATCCTCATAATACTTAGAGCCATGGTTTTGAGTTTGTGAGTATGCAGAGTTTATAGTGGTCTGTATTTCATTCATTGTGAAATCACTACTCTGAAACTGAGACATGATATATTCTGTTAGTGACTTAGTAACTCCGTAGTCATTAAAAGCCGCAGCCAATATGTATACGTTATTGTTTCTCTCGCCATCAACTATACCATACTTCTTAGTCCACCACTTCATAAGTATATCCACTATCTTGTTCTCATTAGTGACAGGTATCGTAGGCCTAGATGAATACTTATCTACAACCTTGTACTCCTGCTCCTCTATCTTAGTCCAGGTGTTTGAGTTTTCGTTTACATGAACTAATGGGTCATACGACTCATAGCAAACTCTTGATATATTCTTACTGGTCTTATCAAAGTAATCAGAATTAAAATATCTTTCTAGTGATATGAAATAGTTCTTATGGTTCTGTGGTTCTTTAGGTATCTTAACAATAGCTTTTAAACCATTACCACTAGGCGATACAAATACAGAGTAAACGTATTTATCTTTTGATAGCCTTTCTTTTTCAGATGTCATATCTTTCTTGGTTTTATAACCATCGAAATCCAAACATATAAAACCACTATGCTCAATCAAGCTATCATCACTTCTCTTATTGAATGTTCCTGAAAAACATATAGCAGGTAAACTCTTTTTAAGTTCTTGCCTAACCTCTTTGTTCTTCTCTGATCTAATCTGTTTAATCAAATCTTTTGACTTACCTTCCTTTATTCTTTCAAGGATAGAGTTCAAGTCTCTGAAGAAGGGAGTGGAGGTGTCCCTTATATTTCTAAATATAGTAATATTGTTATGTTGCATATGCTGACTTTTTTTCTATATACTCTTTATATAGTTTTATTAATATTATTTATTTTATTTTATATATCTAAGGAAAAAACTAAGCATTCTTAACATAGATAAAAGAAAAGAAAAGGGGCTATTAACCCCTAATCTATTCTATTAGAGTGTATTAGAATGGTAAATCTGACTCTTGAACAGGTGCTTGGTTAGGAGCTGTGTCCACGCCATTAGTCTGTTTCTTAGGGACAAACGTATCAAGTTCAATGTATGGCTTACCTCCCTTGC